ACTCAATATGGTAAAGTCCCCGGGCACAAACCGCGCGGGTGATTAAGACTAAGTTCACCAATACGGTGCCGCCATTTCAACCAGGCGAGGGTAAGTGGTGCAGCGGAAGCACCTAAAAATCACAAGACAACCGCGCATATTCGGTAACCTTGAGAACGCCGTCCCATCTAAGCGGAGCTGGGAAAATCTCAGCCGGTTCAGGCATAACGAGCTTGAAATACCGGTACACCTCACGCACTCCATCTAGTTCCGAACTAGCATACCTATGAGTAGCATGACAATCGTTACCATCTACAAAGGCACCTGAGTGTATTGCCTGCAACACGGCGGGGTCATCCTCCAAGAAGCAAAACCGCGACAAATCAAGTGATAAGAAGTCCTTTTCAAGACAGAATTGCACCCAGCAAGGAACGCCGCAGCGGTCAATTCCGCCCAATTCCACGGCGATCCGGCGCTTGATATCACAACCCGACCAATGACGGGGAAAATCACGTATTACCGCCTGTTCATCTGGATAATCTCCTTTCCAATAGTCAGTGTAACGTTGCCAGCCTTTAAAAGGTGAAACACCTGCTGTGAATTTGCCAATAGCCACAACAAGGGCACCAATAATTGGGTGATCACCATACTTAAGCCAAGCACTATAGGCAGCCAACCGCATCAAGAACATTTGTTTACGTGGCCTTAGCAATAATCCACGCTTAATCCACAAAAGTTTAAGAACGATTGAAGCAACGTTCCCATAAAGAAGTCCCTCCTTGGCATATGTACTACAAAAAGGGGCTATTCCTGACTCAGTCGCACGTACTTCAAGCCCTAGATCAAAACCCAAGTCAGCAGAAACTTCCTTGGACACCGACCCGGTAGGCACTATTCCGTCGTCACCTGACACTATCTTCGGCCCTCGCGAGACCAAACCACCTTGAGTGAAAAATGCATCCATCATCTCCTCTGAATCATCGCCATTCGAGAAACTGATGAAAGCATTCCACCACATGTTATACACGTTCAATATGCAGTTAGCAAGGTATGTGATATATTTACCGGAATGACGTCCATCAATAACTATTATGGCATTCTTAGAGTGCACTTTCCGCTTTTCCTCAGTGAAAGTAGAACGCATAGCTTCAGCAAGCTCATGCCACCCCGCCTTTTCCAAAACATCCAAAATAAGAGCACATTCACAGTGCGTAACTATTTCACGACGTGCAGAAGATTCCCAAGAGGAAAAATCGGTGGTTGTGTGGTCGGCCAACGTAGCTTCATCAATGACCACTGCCAGTTGCTCGACTGTCAACCCGCAAACCATGTGGTCACCCAAGTCGCTGAACTTCAACACTTCCAATGCTTCCAACACGGCCGCTGTTTCAACCTCTTCCTTAATCCCCATGGTGCAAATGATACGTGGTTTCCCGCCTGACGCCACTCTCTCATTACCAGTTGCGTCGACAAAAGTTCGAGTTTTTACGTTGCTTTCTTGCTTAAGAAAAACACCACAATTGAGATATTTCTTCAACTCACGTCCCGAAAGCGTACCTTCCTTCCCACGTCGATAGATATCCAACCTGCGTTTAATCTCCTCATCACTTTTCTTCCCTTTCATGATTCGGGCATAAGTAACAGCGGGATCAGGTTCAGGACCTAAATTCCCTATTTTATCAGCCACTTGTGCAACTAACCGCTCGTTCATGCGTTTGCAAAACCTCTGGAAACCATCAAGCTTAACGAATGGCGGTTCAGGAACGACTATGCGGGCCAAATAAGCTTTCATCAATTCGATCGTTGAATTACCAGGAAAGAATCCTGGTCCACACTCCAAACCATCAACGAAAGGCGTTCCGAGCGGAGCTATACCGACAACAGCTGTCGCAAACTTCTCACGAACGGCCCTCTCCTTAATTGCATGCACGTATGTACCTCGCTTGAGCTCCTTTAAGGTGTGCTGCAGCAGCATGAATTCTTCAACGGGTAGTTTCGTTCCTGAATATGCACGTACGTCAGGAGTTACAGCTAATCTAGCTCGATTCGCTTCAAACCCCCCAAGTAGAAGTTTCCGTTGCTTCTGCAACTCCTTCTTACGTTTCTTCCGGAGTTGATTGATGCTCGCAACGGCAGCGGCTGGCAAAGGATTAAGCGCCACTCCGCTACTCGAAGCCACTGATGAATCTTGCGCATTCGAAGCTGCTTGAGC